AAGTTAATAAGTTAGCAGCAGATGAACCATCAATAGTTACATTGAATGTAACATATTGAGTTTCTGGGTGGAATCCAGCATCAACTAATGCGAATCTAGATTTAACAGCAACTTTAGGAGCCATAGTTCCTTCAGCGATTGTTTGAACTGATTCAGCCATTAAGTAAGGCATGAATACAACACCTGGTCCGTTTCCGTCACCTTTTCTACCTACAGTTACTGAATAATCTCCCCAGTTCATTGTTGGGTCAGTGTAGATATTAATACCTGCAACAGATCCTAATGGATAGATAGCTCCAGCAGCTTGCGCGAACGTGTTAGCCATTGGGTTAGCAACGAATCCAGCGATAGACTGTAATACTGTTGCAGTTTGTGGTCCAACAACTGCGAAGTTACCAGCACCTCTTCTACCTCTGTTAGCGATTAAGTTAGCAGCAGCTAATACTTGAGAAAGGATTCTTCTGTGAATTGAAGGTAAAGTTTCACCACCACCACCTAAAGCAGCAGCCAAAGGTAAATCTAAATCGAAACCGTTTGCAGTGAATGCAGCAGTGATATTAGCAGTACCTAAAGTTCTTAATCTTCCTAAGATGTATTGGTTAATAGATTGAGTTAATTCATTAGTTAAAACAGCTTCAACTTGAGCAACAGCGTCAACTCCGAATTGTTTTAAATCTTGAACTTGTTCTCTTGTTACAGCAGCAGCAACTTGGAAAGTTTCAGCTGAAACTGATTTAGAGAATAAAGAAAGACCCATGATTTTGTCTTTCGTAGATTCACCAGCTTCTCTTGAGAATGGGTTACCTGCATTGTCAGCACCTACGAATCCTTTAATGTGATCCTCTAATGCTTTTACTAATTCAACACCAGTTGCAGTAGCAGGTGCAATTAATGAAGCTAATGCTAATGTAACGTCAGCGACAACAGTTGCAGCTACGATAGTACCTACTTTGAAAATCATTTTACCGTCAATTCTAGAAGTTCCTATTAATTCATAAGAACCGTAATTACCAGCAGATGCTGGAATAGTATCATTAGATAATGCTTCAATCTCAGCGATAACTGCATCAATATCTTCAGCAACGCCTACTTTGATGTAAGTTGGGGCAACAGTACCGTCAGCACCGTTAACACTACCTAAAGTACCACCTTCGTATACGAAGTCTAAGTAAGATAATAATCCCATTGGTCCAGCCATAGGAACTACAGGTACTAAGTCTAAACCTACAGTTTGTGCAGCAACTTGCATTGCTAAAGGTAATAATGAAGGAGCTTTATCTCCAGAACCGTTAGATGTAGAAACACCGTTTGCATATCCAGAAGGTAAAACAGTTGCTCCCATACCAGTTAAGTTCATACCTGGGTTTAAAGACATTGTAGAAGCATCTTCATATAATTTGTGGTTGTGACAGTATTCTGACATCCAAGCTAATTTGCTAGCGTCATTGATTCCTGTCGCAGATTCGATAATCGGAGACCACGTTGCTCTGATTTCTGATTCATTGATTAAATTTGCCATTTTGTTTAATTTATTTTTTTAATGGTTTTATTGTTTCGTATTTTACGAGTTTTCGATATAATTTCAGTTTTTTGCTTCTTAACTAAAGATCGAATATGTTTTAATATTATTATATATCCTTATTATTTGTGCGATTTTTTAAAAAAATCAAAAAGTTAGGATTTTTTGTTACTTTTTAAATCTTTTTGCAATTTCATCACCGATTCCAGTAACATCATAACCAATTGATTTAACTTCTACTGATGTAGATTCATTAATCATAGTTAATTTTTCTAAAACTGGTGCAGTTTCTCTAAGATCTCTTGTTTGCCAAAAGTTTGCAACTTGGTAAGCTGTTTCTAATTTAACCATCTTAGCTTGTGCCATGATTTGATTTTTCTTAGATTCAGATAATTTAGCCCATGTTCCATGGTATTCAGCTGGCATCATTGAAATAACAGCAGGATCGTTATTAGTTTGTACTGCTCCCATTAATGAGTTAGCCCATAATCCTAAGATTTGTCCTTCTGTTAAATAACCTTTACCTTCAATTGCATTTACAACTTTAGCTTTTTCTTCAGTAGATAACGTGTTGAATTCATTTACTTTCTCTTCAGAAATAAATTTAAAGAATGATGGTCCTTCGTTTTTCTTAGCATTTACTTTTTCAACTAATGCTTCTAATTTAGAAGTGATTGAATTTTTGTAAGCTTCCATTGCATCTACTGATTTTCCAGCAGCGTCACCTTCACCTTTAAGTTCTAAGTCACCTTCAACATCTTCAACCTTTTCAGCATCATATTTATTACCATCTGCATCGATTACTTCAGGAGAAACATCTTTAGTTTCATCTTTAATAGCTTCTGCTGGAATACCTGCGTCACCTTCAGTAATTTCAACGCCTGCAGCGTCACCTTCACCTTTAAGTTCTAATTCCTTTTCTTTATCTTCAACTTCTTCAGCATCATATTTATTACCATCTGCGTCAATTACTTCTGGAGAAACATCTTTAGTTTCATCTTCTAATTCTTCAGCTGGGATTCCTGCCTCATCTTCTAATAATAGGTTAGAGTTTACAGTTTCAGCAACATATTCAGCATATTCAGTAACTTTCTCTAAGTTCTCTCTTAAATATTCAGTATATTTAATTAAGTTTTCGTGGGTTGTTACACCATCATTATATGATTCTGCTAAATAATTTGTGTAATTTTTGATTGCATCAACACTCTCTGCGATGTGCTCTGAATATTGAATAGAATTATCCAATGTTTCGGCAAGTTTTTCTGAGTAAGAAATACCTTGATCCGCTTTTTCAGCGATGTGTTCTGAGTATGCGATTGATTCGTCTAATTTCTTAGCTAAATAATCAGTGTACTCTTTTAATGTTTCTAATTGAGAATTTGTAGACTCTGTCTCTGTTAAAGAGTTCATACCTTCTTTGATAGATTTGATTTCTTCAGAAAGATACTGAGAGTATTTATTAAAATCCTCAACCGTAATAAATTTAGACTCTGCCATTTTTGTTTCGTTTATATTTTCGATTGGTTGTTTTTCATCTGTATTATTTATCTCGTAAATAAATAGGTTGTTTTCATTAATAAATCCATAAGATTCATTAACTCTTTTAAGTTCAGCATTTTCAAATCCTGGGTCTGCAACTAAATCGTATGTAAATAATTGTTTGATTTTTACAGTACCATTTGATTCAACAGCTCCGGCTGCTCTACTTGAAATTTGTAAAGGAACTCCAGCATCTACTAGCGCTTTAGCCTGTCGACCAGCATCAGTATCTAATAATCTGATACGTCCTTTAACTTGTTTTGTTTCTTTATCATATGTTAACTCCTCAATAATGTGTGAAACATTTTTAAGAGATACATCAAAGTTTGCAGGGTGATCTAATTCACCCAATAACTTTGAAGATTTAATTTTTGCCTGTAGAGCTTCAATCTGTGGAAGATATTCGTTCTCAGTATAAATTCGGTTATTACGATTTTTCTTATCGATTTCCCCAAAGATACCTTCTAAAACGTAGGTTCCACCATCTTGTTTAAACTCTAACTCCGTAGACGATCTTTCTAGGATCAGTAAGTTTTTAGTCATAATTATTATTTTATTATATTTCTATTATATATCACTTTAATTTTGTAAAAAAGTAAAAGTTATAGTCCTGCTAATGGGTCAGCATCATCGCCGCCATCTTCTCCTTCTTTCTCCTTTTCATCTTCTTTCTCTTTAGTGGAAATTTCCTCTTGATAATCAGTGTAGAATTTAGTTAAAGTAAAAATATCTTCTTCAGTAAATGCTCCATTTCCATAAGTATCATAGAAATATTCTTTAAATTCCTTTTCGGTTTTGCTTGATAAAATAGTTCCTAAAATTTCAGTAGATTTGATTTCCTTACCTGAATTGAGCGTAACATCATCGATTACTACTTTAGAATCTTCACCTGCATCAATTGCAGCCTCCTTAAGCGAACCAGTGAATTCCTCGAATGTTCTCATTATTCTCATATTAATTTGTTTTTATTTTTATTACATTGCCATTGGATCTTCAGGCTCAGGCTCTTCTGCCATTGCTGCTGCAGTTCTTGATTTATATGCTTCATTTGCTGCTTTATCGTCTGGTGATAGTTTTAAATATCTGTCAACCAAGAATTCCATGTCAAAATATGGAGTCTCTTCCATTGTAACTGGATCCGTTTTAACAAGAGAATCTTTCATTGTTCCAATAAAATCAAGTCTTTTGCTCATGATTTCCATTTGCTTTAATTCAGCAAACATGTTTTCCTCGTTGAATTGAAGTGATATTTGAGTTTTAAATCCTGCATCATCTTTAAATTCAGGGTATTTCAAACACATTTGTAACCATAATGGTTTAACTAATATCTCTTGGAATGAACTACGTAAACGTTTAATAAATTTAGCAAATTTAATTTCATCTCTAATCATTCCATCAGCTTCCATTGCAAAATCACCACCACCATCTTCATACATAAATCTAGAGTATGGAATTTTTGAAACAGATTTAAGTTTATCTGAGAAATATTTTAATGATTCTGTATCTGATAATTCTGGGCCTTCACCTCCTAATGTTTCAATCTCGGGTTGTTCACCGTCCTTGCTAGGTAACCAATACTCCTTGTTGAATTGTAACATAGGTTTTCCATTGGTTGTCAGAGATGCACTGTCCCAATCAAAATCTACAACTTCTTTATAGTTACTCATTAATTGAGAAAGAGATTGTTTTGCCCTTGTTTTAGATTTACCTCCGACTGGAATAATAAATTTCATTCTATAAGATGAGTTCGTCACAGCCCAAATAACTCTGGTATGTTCCATAATTCTCATTAAGTTGAATGCTCTTACAAGTCTTTCAAGGTATGATACTCTACTTGCTGTAGTAATTGAGGAGTATGAGATGTATATAATTTGAGAATCATATAACTTTCTCTCTTTCATTGGATCATCTTTAAATTGGATCCAAACTTTTTTACCATCTTCATGGTTATATCCAGGCACTAGGGTTATTGGGTCAATTTCCTTGAAACCAATAATCTCAGTCATTTCTGGATTGTAAATTATCTCAAAGGAAAGATAACCATCAATCAGCCATTTTCTAAAGAAGTACCAAGAAGATTGATCTGCTGCAAATCCGAAATATTGATAGATGTCTCTATATGCTTTATTAAGATATTTTTGTACCTCTTCAGAAACTTCCATACCAATAATCTCAGGATTGGCTATAAAGTTTTTGTTATCGAATACAATTGACTCATCACATAGAATATCTAAAATGTCTTCAATCTCATCATGTTGTGAGAATTTTCTAAGTTCATCTCTTTTACCCTTGTAATTTTGGTCAAAAAATGGTATGTTCTTTCGCATTGTTGTGTCAGCCATTGAAAGGGCTGCAAATGCACCATACATATCATCGTTATCAAGTCCTAGCGGATTCATTCCACCATAACCAAATGCATCTTCCACAGGACCAATTGCCTGTGATTGTCTAAGTACCAAATCATCATAATACATTCCAAAAGAAGATAACTTCTTCAGTGTATCACTAAGGACGAACGGTCTTTTGTTTGTACTCAATGGTCCATTTCTCTGTACGAATCCTGCCATTATATTATTATATTAATTTTAATTATATATTCTTTTTTAAATAGTCCCTAAATTGAACTCTTATTTGCATTATATTTGTGCCATTAAGTTCCATGAAATCACATAATGCAATTTCTGGCCATTTAGAATAACTTACAACTGCCTGATTGTGTTTTCTCGCAGGTATATATTGTCGAAGTGCAAAATCACATCCAAATTTTTCTAAATATGTTTTCATTCCCTGATATGTTATTCTTAAAGGTTTTTCCTTTAGGGGATTTGATTGTTCTTTGGTTGTACTTTTAATAGCTCCACCAAGTCTTCCATACAAATCATCTAATAACTTCTCCTTAACAGGAACTGGCAATAAATTTAAATTAACACCAAAATCATTTCTTCCAACCTGTTCAATTGCTAACACTACTGGATTTTCATCAAACCATGGAAGTTCGTTTTCATACTTAGGTGAATAACTAAATACATAAATCTTTCCAGCTTGAAATCTTTCTCTGGTAACTTGTGCCTCTGTTATCTTACGATCTTTAAGTCCATTTTGAAACCATTTCTCAGAAAAGTTAGAGGCCTTTATCTTTCCTCCATGTTCCTTTGAAAGTTCATCTATTCTTTTTTTAACGTAACCCATTAATTATTTATCACAATTATTTTAACCCATTTTTAATGGTATCTTCAGTAAGAACTATGAATTTCCAGCTCCTCTCTTCAGCATATTGTTTGGCAGCATTGTACTTGTCCATATTTTTTACATATTGCTCTGCAAGAAATTTATAGGATTCAATAGCCTTCTTTGACATTTTGGTTGGTATCTGTGGTTTTTGTATTTGTGCCTTTGGTTTTATTTCAGCCAAAAACTCCTCAGTACTTCCATCCTGTTTTAATATTTTAAAATAAAAGTCTGGATGATATGTTCTTTGCTTATTTCCTTGTCTGGACCAATACTTGATTTCAACAGGTTCACTTGACCACACTAAAACCTTGTCATTAATGTCACACCATATCATGAACTTATACTCCCATGAGCTTCTATATATGATTGGGGGTGGTCCTGCATATTTTTCAGGATTCTTTGGATTAAAATAACCTTGATTAAATCCGGAGTTCTTGGTTGGTTTGACGTTTTTAATTGACATTATATAGAATAGATTCCACCACCATCTTCTCCACTCGATGATGTGCTATCAATTGAGATGGTGCCTTTGTATTTTACAGGGTGGATTTTGTTCCATCCCTTTGCATATCCTCTCTTTGCAATTTCTGTAAAGTATGCAAATGCGTTTGGATAATCTGGGTTGAAATTTCTCCAATACTTTAAAAGGTCTAACATTGCAAACTGTAGACAATCTTGACGATCATCATTATTTACATAAGACATTTTAGTAATTGCCCTTTCCGCTAATAATATTAACATCTTTTCTGCAATAGGGGTCAATTTTCCTAAATCCTTTGATTCGGACATTGCTGTATGCAAATCCTTGTTGTTTAAATAATTTTTCTTTTTAGCCACAATTGGTATATTTATTTGTTAGAAATTATATGTATTTTGTGTTGTTTGTTTCATTATTAATAATGTATGGTAATATTGCATAAAAAAAGGGACGCATAGCATCCCTTCTTTAATTTAACCTATATAATTCTTATGCGTTTAAATCAGCAATTTTATCTTCCCATGATTTAATTTCACCGTTGATTAAGTTTTCAGCTTCTTTAATAACCTCATCGCTTCTATCTGCTTCTGATAATAAACCTTTTTGATCTTTTAAGAAAGCGATCATTGATTCATATGCTTCAATTTGTTCTTGTTTTTCAGCGATTGAAGCTTCTTCTCCTTCTAATAAAGATTTTAAGAATGAATGTGCAGATTCTCCTGTTTCGTTAGTTACATATTCTACTGCTTCATTTGCGTTAGATGCTTTAAAGAATTTAGAGATTCTTGTTTCATTGTTAAATCTTGCAACAAATACTGATTCTTCAATTTTAAATAAATCTACAGTAACATTGTTTCCTTTGAAAGATGCTGCAAAGTCTAAGTTTACAAAATTTTCAAGTAATGATGGAATAGATTCAAATAAATCTGCAGTTGCTTTTTCATTATATCTTACCAATCCAGATGCAATTACGTGATTTGAAAATGTATTTCCTTCAATTAACATCGTGTTATGTTGGAATTTTCCTTCAGTCAAATTGTAAATGAATTTGCTTGGTCCATGGAACCATTTAATAGAATCATTAGAAAACTCAAAAGATTCGAATGCTCTAATAGCGTTAGTTAATGTTGAGTTAGTTAAAACTTCAACCTCCTTAATTTCATTTTCATTCATTTCAAAAACTCTTCCGTTTACATAAAACTGAAAAGACTCTCCTACTTTAGCGAATGGTGCAAGAATGTTAGTTGTCATATTATTAATTTAATTTATTTCTTTTGTTATATATCCTTTATTTTTAACCAAATTATCTGTTGTCAATATCTGTCTCGTCAATGTCTCTTATATTTGACTGAGATGATCTTGTATTAATTACATTACTTTGAATCTCAAACATTCGATTAGCAACATGTCTTTCTGTAGTTGCTCTACTCATTCCAAAGCTTTCATCATTACCCCAGTTAAATGCAGGTATAAATGAATTTACCTCAACAGAGAATGTTACTTTATATTGGTCTTTATCCTCAAACGTAAAATCAAGAGGTCTTTCCTGTGTGTAGTCCTCTGGAAATGCATAATAAGATGCTATTCTATAAGTACCTTCATTTAAATGTCCAACCTCTACATTAAAGTAATTTGATTTGTAAAGTCTTTTGATAATTGACTCAGTTATCTTAAATGAATCAAGCGCAGACGAAACAAGAATCTCAATATCAAAGCTCATAGTAATTGGAATCATGTCAAATTCTGCAGTGTAACCTTCCATTGCACCTTCATTATTCATTTTAGTGTAACTTCCAGTAGTTCTTTTATTAACAAGCTTTCCAGAATCGATTGACATTGCTGTTAAATTTGCAACTCCTCTTGGAACAGTATCGTAATTTCCATCTGCAAATCCTTTATCTGGCATACAGTCAGGGCCACTTGCTGTTGTAAATAAGAATTGATCTCTTAAGAATTGATCGTCCCCTGTGATTGAATAATAAAAGGGAACATCCACTAAAACTCTCTCATCATTTGAAAGTTGTCTGTGAAAATAAACCTTGTTATTTAAATCTGCAAGGAAACCGATAATTATATGTCTTAAGACACTATCATCGGAATTAAACTTCAAGTTGTAGGACGCCATTGATTGTTGTTTATTGTATATATCTTAATCTATTTTTATTACATCAAACTTGGAAAATCCATTTTCTCTGTAAATTTGTACCTCTGCATCAAAGATTTCTCTTGGCAGTGGCGTATGATTAATTACAAATGTATTTATCTTGCTCTCTTTTATAACCTGGCTCAAAATCTTTAGAATATTATGAATTCCATCAGCATCTACTGAACTTAACAACTCGTCTAAGAATAGTAGGTTCAACTGTGGAAATCTTAATTTAAGAATCTTGATAATTGCAATGATAATAATAAAGTCTGCCTTCTTACGTTCTCCTGTTGAAAGGGTCATTGGATTAATTTCCTCACCTAAATGATTAATAATACAATTGAACTTCTCATCAAAACGAATGTGGAAATGAAGGTGCATTGTTTGTACCATTGCAGCAATATTTGCATTAAGTCCTGGTAGAATAGTTTTGATTGCAAGGTTTTTAACACCATCTTCACCAAGAACTTCCTCTATCATTTCTAAAAATACATAATCATTTGACTTCCCATCCTTAAGATTTTCCTTTTGTTTTTCCTGAACTTCAAAGTCCTTTATGATTTGTTCAAGATGTGAGAAATCAGCAGTACCTTTAATTGCATCCTTGATTTTTATCAATTCATTTTTAAAGGTTCTAATGTTTGTATTTAATGTCGATACTTTATCTCTAACTGCTCTGTCCTTTGTTCTTAAATCTGTGATTGATTCTCTAACAGCTTCAACTGCAGTGGTTGCTTGCTCTAGTCTTTCGGGTAATGTGCTTAATTCAGTTTCAATCTCACCCTTTCTCTCATTATGGAAATCACCGCTTAATGTACTTTCACATGTTGGACATGTATTGTTCTCATAGAGTTCTAATTTCTTTTTAAGTTCAGCCAATTTATATTTTAACTCAGATTCGCTTGATTGTTTTGTCTGTAAATCTGTTGCAAAATTACCTAGATTTTCTGTGATTTTAATTTGTGCCTTTTCAAGTTTCTTTTTATTCTCATCATATTTAATAAGAGAATCTTTAAGTTCTTGTATTTTTTGCTTGTCCTTTTCTTGACTCTCTTGCATTAAAATTTCAAGCTTCTCTCTAACTGATTCTACATTTTCATTGATTTGACTAAGTTCTCTTGTAAATGAATCAATATCATTTTTTAGGGATCTTCGCTCATCTTTAATTGCAGTTTGCATTTCATTAATGATAGAGAATCCAAACATTTTATCAATGATTTGTCTCTTGTCATTACTACTCATTGTTAAGAAAGATTTAAAGTCATTTACTGATAGGATAATAATGTTCTTAAACACATGGTAAGGTATGCCGAATATTTCCTCTTCTAAATAATCTTGTACTGATTTCTTTCCAGCCTTGTCAAATTCAACACCATTAAGTAAAACTTTAAAAATACCTGGTGCCAACCCTCTTTCAATAACTACACTCGTAGATTTACATTGAAGTTTGATTCTTACCCAAAGTTCCTTATTAATTCTATTTGGAAGATCTGACATTTTAACCCCTTCCACTTTCCCATATAAAGCAAAGACTATCGCATTAGCAATAGTCGTTTTACCTTCTCCATTCTTTCCTAATGTTAAGAATAGCTCTGATTTATCTTCTTCAAATTCAATCTTTTGAATATTGTTTCCGTAGGAAGCAAAGTTTTTTAATTCTATGCTTTGTATTTTCATAGGTTAATCTGTTTGATTATTATATGCATGAAAGTCATGAAGTTTCTTTAATCTATCCTTTATTTGTGTCTTTGTATTTTCATCATGATTTAAACTATCAACATAAATATTACAAAGATGCAAAATATTGTAGTTCTTATAAAGATCTTCAATTTGCTCCATGTCATACATTTCTCCATCAATATAAGAATCTTGTTCATATATGTTTGGATCTATTTTTCTACTGATCTTTTGGATTTTATTAATCAATCGGGAAAGAGCAGATGATGTTGCGACATTCGATGGAACATAAAGATCTACATAATTATTTCTAATCTTTTCTTTGAATTCCCCTAGAGGCACATTATATAACTGTGTTAAATTAAATCTCACAAACTTAGGAGATATGGTATTTTCAAAGAAAGTTTCTTGCATGTCCTCTAAATTAACCAGGTCAAACCCCTTTGTGTTGTCCATATCAGATCTTGTTAGTTCATATGGAGTTCCTACCATTCTAAGCTTTCCTCTACGTTGTCTGTAGTGAATATGGCCTGAGTAAACCACAGTAAATCGGTCATATGATTCAGAATCTGTACCATGATGATTGTCTACTTTACTGTTTAATTTAATACCTCTAACTTCTGAATGGCAGAATACAATTTCAGCCTTTGGATATTCTTGTAGGGTTTCAACTTCATGTGCAGTATCTCTTCTCCATGGCATTAATAAGATTTCTCTACCACCCCAATTAAAGGTCTTAGGTTCCTTATAAATTTGCACGTTTGGAATCCATTTAAGAGCATCAATTGAACTTACTTCATTACTCTTCTTTGCCCAAATATCATGGTTTCCACAAATAACATGTGTTGGTAATATTTTACCAAGTCTTTCAAAAAGATCTACTGAATAGTGAAGTACTTTTATATTGATACTTTGTCTGTTATCAAACGCATCTCCAACTTGAACCAATATATCTCCATCCTCATAATTCTCAAGAAGAGTTGGAATAAATTGATTGTCATAAAAATCTTTTTGCATTTCTAGCCACTCCAATGAATTTGACCTTACACCAAGGTGCATGTCCCCAAGAATCCATATTCTTTTTACTGGCTTATCTAAAATTGCTTGTTCGATCATATTGTTAGAATAATCTATTTATATTCTTTTTCTTAAGAATGTTTGTTTTTCTGTCAAGGGTTTCAATTAACTCCTCTTTGAATTTATTTCCAAGTGATTGGTAAAATTTGGTAGGATTTACATTAAAGTAATCACATACTTCTGAAAATATCTCAATGATTGAATGATGTGGTCTTAACTCATCCGAAAGATATTCATAAATTTCGTTGATTTCAATCTTCTTTAATTTTATTGTTTGCTCAAATTCATTAATTTCATTGAATTTTTTAAATCTAGATGCTTCAATAAGCTCATGAATTTTTGATACAATAATGCCTGATTCTATTTTATCCTCTTCATCTCTGTCATCCGTATAGCTCGGTGATATATTAAAAGAAAATGAAGGGTCCATTTCAAACTCACTGTCCTCGAATGTATTGTTGAATATTTTGTCTCTTTGTGTTCTCATTATAAATTGTGTATATTTGAATTTGATACGTCACCTGTTTCTGTAAGTCTCATGTAATTATAATTTATGTCTAATTTACATTTAACTCCCTTTCCTTCTCCATCTCTAATTTTAAGTACTTTAAGCCAATACTCATTAGAGGCTCTCATTAAATCATCTTGAATAATTCCAAGCATTAGATCGGCAGTGTGTGAAAGGCCTGCAGATTCTGCAACATCACCCATACCAATGTCACTTGAATTATATCCATTTCTATTAATCTGTGTTGCCGTAACAATTAACCATCCATTACGTACTCCCATCGCTCTTAAATCTTCAGCAATTTGCTTGATTTTAAGATACATATTTTCAGAGTTTGGATTTCTATAATTTGCTAAAATATTAATATAGTCAATTACAATACAACCTAACTTGATTTTTCTTTCCTCTTCTATTTGTTTTAAATATGCTTCAATATCAGGGACCGTTGCTTGGGATGTTGGAAATTGTTTTACAAAAAGATTTCCAGGTGGTGTTAATCCATCACCTACATTTTCAAGTTTTCTTTTGATTAAGTCTTTATTCTTTGCTTTCGTTTCATATTCACTCATTGGAATTGTAAGCATATTTGCACCGATTCTTTTTAGAACTTTATGTGCTGCCATTTCCGCTGAAACGAATGCTGTGTTAACACCCATCTTAACAAAGTTTGCAGCATCATTTGCCAAGTAAATGGACTTACCAATATTTTGTTCTCCAACATAAACTACTAAAGATCCATCTTTATCATAACCACCTGCAAGTAATCTGTCAAGAAAAGCATATCCACTTGATATTTTTACTCTACCCTCTTGATAGTGATCTTCTGCATTAAAGAAATCAAGACCAATATCAGAATTAAATACAATGGAGTTTCTATCATTAATTAAGGACTTAACCTTAGAGATAATTGAATCTGCATTATCAGGAGTAACCTCAGTTGTTTTAATATACTCAATAGTATCAATCAAGGTTGTGTCAAATGTCCTCCATTTAATCCAAGCCTCTGCAGTGGATGTTAACCACTCTTCATCATACTGTGTCAGATCTGTATTGTAAACCAATTCTATGATTGATTCATCTACTTTACCTTTGAATTTTGGACTTTGAGTAAGAACCTTCATTTGTTCTGCCTTTGGCGCTTCATGAAACTTTTCATAAAACTTCGTGGCTAAGAAGTGCATTGTATCTATTTCCTCTGATGTGTAAAATCCCTTGTGGATTTTTTCCAAGTATTTTGGTTTTGCCAAAGATAACTTGAAGAATATTTTTTCAAAATCTTGTCCGAATTTCATTTATTTTTTTTTATACAGATTATATCAAAAGATATGTCTTAGTTTAATTATTTTTCTGTTGAGAAAATGTTATGCGTTTTTGAATATGGCTCTTCTCCCCATAGGTTAAAGGCAAGTGCTCTTCTTGTTCCTGACAAAACTTTATCAACTAGGTGAGGTACATGTCCTGCATCAAATATGATTAGTCGGTTTGGTCTACATAGGATAACTTCAGGTGGATTTAATTCTCCTTCAGTAAATACATTAAGAGCACCTCCGGTGAATTCAGATCCAATTGGATAATATACACATCCAATAACTGGACTCATTCTGTCTCCGGTCGCTTGTCGATATGCTACATCGTCATCATAATGCATTTCTAAATAATCACGAAATCTTCCATTCGGATCTGCCTCTTGGACTCCTGTCCAATACTCAAAACCATCAATGGTTCTTACTTCATTTAATGGATGATGTGTTCTCCATACATAATCGATTATTCTTTGTTTAACCGATTTTGCTGGATTATTCCACCAGCCATCCCAGTAATAATATACTCCTGGGTCTTGGAAAAATGCTGTGTCATTTGCAATGTCTTGTAACAATTGCTCGTCTTTGATAAAATCGTCAAATACTGCTATCATTGGAATGGGTTGATTTTTATAGAGTAGGTTTCCTTACCTTCCTCAAATTTAGTTTGTTCTATTAGTCCTAGGTTTATTGCCTGTTCAATACCCTTTTCAGTCGTTTCTATATTTCCATTTGCATGATATTTTAACAACGATGCCTTGGAGAATCCGGTCTGTGGTCTGTTTGGTCTATTGATGTTTTCTACAACGTAAATATGTACAATGTCAAAAGCATCCGGGAAGTTTTCAAGTTCTTCCTGGATACCAAGTACATATTTTATCGGTAGTTTGTCTTCATCAATCTTAAAAAGATTTAACTCCATATTATTCTTCCATTGAATTTTCTAACATTTCTTCGATATCCAATCCACCTGCATCTGAATTATAATTAAAGATTGGTTGAATATATGCATCGATTTTTTCAAGTACTTCTTTAGTAAATACTTTGTCAGTAAAGAATTCAGCATTAGAAACTACTTCGTCAAGATGCTCGCAAATCCAACCTCTCGCTGTTGATTTTGGAACTTTAACCCCTTTTTCAATAGATCCTCTTGTAATTCCACAAATATCCCATGTTGCATAATGTTCAAGACCAACATATGGATTCATACCTTTACTAAAGTCAAGGTGGAATTTAATTGGTGTTGGTTTTGCAAAACGGTTTTTACTTGGCTTGGCAGTTACTATAATACCAACTTTATCTGCTCCATCTTTTAATTGTGCTTTGTTTAACATAAGTACAATGGATGCTGCATATTCAGGTCCTGTTCCACCACCTGCAATTTGCTGTGGAATAAATGATTGTGATTGGTATGTGTGATTTGTAAAGATAAAAGGAATCTTTAAATCTGCCAATGGAGTCATAATAATTCTAAAGATTGATTTAAGAATCTTAGAACGAGTCATATCCGCTTTATCAGATCCGGTTGCAGCATCATCAATTTCTTTTTGTGTTGCTAAGTTACCTGCAGAATCCAAGATAATCATAAGTTTTTGAATTTCTCCACCCTTACGTTTAATATCTTGCATTTTCTGTGTAATCGTAGTAATTGATGTTCTGAAATCTTGAACAGTGTTTACTGGTTGGTAATTTACCTTAGTAGTATCAATACCAAATTTAACCATTTGTTCTTTATCTACCGCTGCCTCAGAATCATAATAGATTACCATATAACCCATGTTGATTGCTTCTCGTACTGAGTTTAATGTAAGGAAAGTTTTACCAGTTCCTGATGGTCCAGCGACTGAACATGATCTGTTATTTGGCCATCCTCTAAAAAGAGAACCGCTGACACATGCGTTTAAGTGATAATTCCCAGTATGAATCCATTCAGTAACTTCAGAGAAGTTTGATTGGTCCATTACAGAACCAAGTGGATTAAGTCCAGCAAGTTCCTTGTTTAAATCATCAAATGTAAAATTATTTTTTGCCATTGTTTAGTTTTTTATTTTCTTTGTTTCTTAGATCTTCTAATTCATCAATAAGACCTTGTGTCTCATGTTGAATTATTGTCATTTGTCTCTGTAAGGTTTCAAGTCTTTCATTGATTCTTTTATAAGAATTAACAAATGATAGTTGTTCTGTTGTTAGTTTACTAATATCTAGTGCCATATCCACTGTTTGTTACTTCATTAATTGAATCTAATAAATTCACCTGTGCAGGATCTACATAAACTTCGTTTGCATTTTTGTTCATGTTATTTATTACAAGATTTCTAATAGTTCTTCCAAGCAATTCATCATTAGGATGTTGTTTTACCAGGTTTACGATTTGGTCGTGTGTTATTTTCATAATTAAAATAATGATGTTGAATAAATTAGGTTTCTGTTTAGTGAATGTAATCCTACCGCTACCAATACTCTATTCAATGGATCAATTACACTTTTTTCAAATTGTAGTTCATAATCTATAGTTGGAGCAAATTCATAAGGATGAGCGCCTGGTTGATACGCAAATATTTCACAAACGTTATGTTTACAGTGATATAACTTTAGCTTCTCGCCATTCCCAATCACCTTGTACTTGTTTTTGTACTTTGGGTTTGTATTCATTAGGAAGTTATAAAATCCTGCTGCCTTGACATTAGGAGGACACTTAAGACCATACTGAAATTCAATGGTATCATCTACGATATATTTCTCAATATTGTTAGTTCTCTTGTTAAAACAGATTTCATCAACACTTGCCAATTGAAACTCTTTCTTACACTGTTTCAAATAGTCAACCAATCTTTTTAATAGAGAGGCTGTTGGTTTTTCTGATAGGATTAATTTAAGTGCTTCCGTTAAGTGCTTACGTGCTATTGCAGGGGTTGAACTTTGAATTGTATCATATCCAATCGTCTTAATCTTTTTAAGAGATGGGTATCTTTCATCAATTCCAATTTTATCTTCCCATGCGATATTCTGTAAATACTTTTTCTTTGCTAACCAAATTCCTGAGTATGCAATCGTTTCAAGTTCAAACATAAGGAAGTTTTCCGTATTGGTTGCTTCAGCATATTTGTCCATGCATTTAAAAATATACTCTTTAAGTCTAAAGTTGTATATCTTCATAATGAAATCATCGATGGTTAGTTTATCTCCTAACCATTCAATGGACTCATACATTTCCTCAAACTGTACATAACATGAATCCGTATCAATATAAACAACAGATGGTCTTACCAATTTGCCTTTTACATTAATGTTAAAATGTGCATGTACCGCTTTATCCTTTGGCCAGAATTCTTGGAAATACTTATTAAGAATCTTTTCAGAGTATAGAATCGCAGATTGACCCTGTAAAGTGATCGATTCTGCGATGTCTATATTGAAAAAGTGAAACCACTTATTACCAAATGCACCATAGATGGAGTTAAGCATTACCTTAACTGCCTGTTCATATGCTGTGTATTTGGCAGACAATGTTGAATAATGCTCTACCAAGATTTTAATCTCGTCCTGTGTCAGATCACTCTCTGGCTTTAGTATTAATTCATCGATTGTCATATGTTATTCAGCTGTTTGGCAAGTTGCGATTGTTAAAAGTGTTTCAGAATCTTTAGAACGTAAAACAACACGGTTGTCCATTACATTAGCAGAGTAATCTTCCTTGTCTAAAAGGTTTAAGTATTTTTTGAAAAGAGTTACATCAGTACCATTAGTTCCATCAAATCCATCAGTAACTAAATAGTTGTAAGTTTTTCCTTTCATTCTAACACCATCTTTACTTGTAGTGATTGAGAATGTTTCCTCTTTGTCCAATCCAAATAATGAACGAACTTTAGAGATTGCAGTGTAGTCCATATCAAACACATAGTTTGCTGCCTCTACATTAAAGATTGCTGCAATTTGAGAATCCGTAAGATCTTTATAACCTAATGATGGCTCAGAACATGCCAATTTGATTTCAAGCTCTTCATTAAAAACTCTAAATTCTGTTGCAACGAAATCTTCCTCGTTTTCTACAAATTCGATTTCAGCACAAACGTTACCAAATTCAAATTGTTTAAATGCATCAGTTAAACGTGAAGCATCGAAGAAAGCAATCTTTAATTCTTTAGAACCTGCTGCTTCGATAGTTCCATCTTCCAATTGGAAAACATGTGAAACTGGAATTCTGTGATGTTTTACTGCGTCTCTCTGTGGGAGATATGCAGAAGCCTGTACTACTTCATCCTTAATTTTGAAATAGATAAAAGTATCTATTACTTTAAGACGATTCACAAAACCGATGAAATTGTTTTGGTCTACCTTGTCAATTTTAATTTTCATGTTGCTTATTTAAATTTGATTATTTAAGTATTATAATGAAAATATTGGTTTTGTTTCACATATTTTATGGCATAAAAAAACCTGCCATTACTGACAGGTTTACTTGTGTTTCTTATTTTTTTATTGTTATTACAAATGCATTGGAAGATCCACCGAGTTTAGACATATCATAATTATCAACTCTTGTAGTAACCTTTGGTTCTTTATCCATTACCAATTCAACATCAAAAAACCCAACTTTCATAGCATATGGCTTAACTGCGTTAATTGCTGATATATCTTTACTGGTTAATTTGCTTGACATTAATGTTTTTAATGTTTGACCTCTACTAAGTTCATAATTTATGTCATATACTATCCAACTATTAGGTATTTTGGATTCATCTAAATCCTGTGGCATTCCATTGTAATATGCAGCATATGTATTTCCTTCATCGTAATATTTTGATAATTTATAAGTTCCATATTTACCACCTATAACATATATAGTTTCTCCCTTTTCACTTCGTTTAGACGCATTTCTTTTTGCTTTTTCTAGGTCATCTGCTGATGAGTTTCCGGAACCGGATAAAGGCCCGAATTCATTTACAAACTCTTCAAATAATTTAATGTGTTTCATGTTTTATTTTTAAAATATTTTTTGATTTGAATTAAACCATGATTGAGCGTGCTTAGACGATTCGCTATTACTCATTTTCCATGCATTTTTAAAAGCAGGATCGGTTATTTGTCCATTATCCCAATTAGTGTAAATATAAACTCCTTGTTGCGCAGCTACACTAAAATAATCTTCTCTATCTTTAGAATTTAATGGAAATATGTCAAAACTAATTAACAATAAGTTTGTATCGGTATACCTCGTGAATACTTTAATTTTAGAAATCGATGCTCCTTTATGTTTTTTAAGAATTTCCCAATCTTTTCTCATAGATTTATTGTCAGTATCTCCTTCGCTAATATTTGCTTTAATCAATTGACTCCATATGCTTTTAACATCTTCATCTCCAAGAGATAGCGTGTTTAATTTTGCCTCGTTTACAAACTCTTCATATAGTTTAATGTATTTCATAATAATTTTTATTTTTTATTATATATCTTTTTTAAAAAAATAAAAAGACAGGGATAGTAGCGAACTTTTCCCTGTCTTAACTCCGTTAACTAAAACGGTCCTAAAATGTGGTCCTATTTCATACCACCGGATATCTTAACCCTCGCAGCTTTCGCAATCCAATATGTCTCTTGCAAATGATTGGGCTGAACTTTGACTAAATTGATAGTAAAGAGTTTTGACTCCCTGCTCATGTGCTTTTAAATACAATTGATTAATATCTTTAGCAGGTACACTTGGGTGAATCATTAAATTTAACGATTGTGACTGGTCAATAAATTGTTGTCTTTGTCCTGCCTGTAAAATTAATTCACTTGGACTGATTTCAATAAATGATTTGAAAACTGCTTTAGTTGGAAAATCTAAATGTTGTACACTTCCATCACGTTTTAGGATTCCTTCCCAAACATCTGGCGTATTTAAACCATATTTCTCTAATTCCTCTGTTAGGAATGGATTCTTATAAATAGTTTTTGACTTAGCCAAATCTTTAATAAAATAATTAGATTTAATTGGCTCAATTCCCATACTTACTTGACCTAAAATAAATGAACTACTTTTTGTTGGTGCAATTGCTAATAGCGTAGTGTTAGCATAACCATCTCTAATACATTTGTAGCCTTTTTCATCATGTAGCCATCTAGATGCTGCATCACTTCTCTCTTTAAGAGTTGAGAATATTTCGTGATTAAGACCCTTTGCTTGTAAAGATTCAAATTCAATTCTTTTAGATTGGAATAGTGAATGATAACCAAGAACTCCTAACCCTAGGGCTCTGTGTTGCTCTGCAAAACGGTGTGCTCTTGACATACCTGGCATTTTATAAGATTTCTTAACAAACTCATCCATTACTGCATTCAAGAAAAGAACGTAAGTTTCGATTGCATCTGTTTCTTTAATTTCATCCCAGTGCAACAAATTAATGGAACCTAAACAACACACAAATGAGTTAAAACTATCGGTTGGTAATTGAATCTCTGAACATAAATTACTTGCCGTAATTTCAAGTCCTAATTCTTTATATGGTGAATTGTTATTGGTGTTGTCCTTAAACATAATATATGGAAAACCAAACTCATTTCGTCTTTGAATAACTTTAGCCCAAACCTTACGCTTGTCTGCATCTCCATCTTTCATTTCTTGTAACCATTGATCAGTTACAGTAACTCCATATTGTAGATTTTGAATAGGGTTTCCTTCAGAACCCATATCTAAAAATTCTAAAATATCATTATGTTCAATTGGTAACCATGCCGCGCATGCTCCTCTTCTTGCTTCTGATTGTTTACAAACATCAACGGTAGTATCGTACATTCTTGCATAGTGAACTGGTCCATCTGCTGTTCCTCCTGTAGAAATCTTAGCACCTCTTTCTCTGATGTTTCCTAAGAAAATTGAAGTTCCTCCTCCATATTTAGACATCATTCCAATTTCTCTACTCCCATTTAAGATACTATCTAAAGTATCGTCTACATTGCTACCATAACAACTAACTGGAAGCCCTTTGTCCTTTCCAAAGTTAATCCAAACTGGTGTTGATAAACTATAAAAACCTCTGGTCATATAATCCTCAAACTTCTTTGCAAATCCTTCTATTTTTAGGTATCTTTCTGCTGTATTTGATACATCTTTAATTCTCTGTTCTGGAGATTCTGTGATATATCCTCTTGATAAAAATGTTCTACTGTCTTCGTTGAGCCAGTAATTCTTTTCGTAATCCATTGTTTTTCTGTGTTTCTTTGTTTAAAATAAATCGTCTTCAGTTATTGACTTACTTTTTTTATTATAATCAGTACTGCGTTTGTAAAAGAAATCTCCCTCCTTGGTTGCAGTAATTTCAACATCAAACCACAAGGTCTTTTCTATTTCTGTAAAATCAACCGCAAACACGGGCTTCATACCGATTCTTGCTAACGAATTATTAAATCTATTTTGAATAAAATTCTTAATGGTATTTTTTGATAAGAAATCAAGCTCTCCTTTTTCAAAGATCCAATCTAAGATTTTAACTTCAGCTGCATACGCTTTTTTACATGCTGAATCAATTAATTGTTCAAACTCTGCGTCAAACCACTCTGGATTTTCCTCTTTAATAATGTTAATTAATTCTGAACCAAAGTTTCCATGGATCTCCTCCTCTTTTGATGTTGCTTCAACTACATTAGAGATACCTTTAAATAAATTTTTATCTTTATTAAAGGACATCATAATAAAGAATTGACTGAATAGGCTCACGTGCTCTATAAACAATGAAAATAATAATACTGACTTAGTATACATTTTATTGTCCTTACTTCTTGTGCCATCCAAATACTTGCTTAAGTATGCAATTCTATCTTTAATTGCTGGGATTTCTACTACATTTTGAAACTCTTCCTCAAGTCCTAAAACTCTAAGTAATTGTGCATAAGCATCTTTGTGTCTTACCTCAGATTCTGCAAATGTCATACCAACATCTCCAATTTCTGTGATTGGCATTCTCTTATAAAGATCAGCCCAAAATGTTTTAACGTTAACTTCGATTTGTGCAATTGCAAGCATTGCTCTTTTAATTACTTCTCTCTCCTGATCTGAAATCTTTGTTTTGAAATCATCAATATCTGTTGTGAAATTAAATTCTGTGTGGATCCAATATGAGTGTCTAATTGCGTCTTTATACGCTAATAAAGAGGGGTATTCGTAGGGTAAAATATTTACTCGTTTTTCGAAGATGTTTCCGTTCATTCTGTTGTAAATTTTTTTTATGTTAGTTATATATAAATCTTACTTTAGCAATTTTCTCAAGTTGTCTGCCTTTGTGTAATATTCATATGATGTTGTTTTGTAATCTTTACGTTGTTGGTATAGGTCACTAAGAATTTTTCTAAGAATTGAATCATCTGTATTATAAACAACTCCATTATCACATACAATTACATTAGTATCTTTACGTCTTTCTGCAATTTCACTCTTACCTATTTTTTCAATGTATGCATCTGGAGAAATATTAAATTGTCTCATTATTGAAGGATATAGAGACGCGAAATCGAATGCACTTACACCTTCATAAAATCCAAGGATTGGTTCCTTTACAAATGCTCCAGCGTATTGGCCATCTTTTTGACCATCTTTCTTTTCCTCACTTCCAATTCTCATTCCTTGCTCTGCCAATTTTCTTGCCATAATCGCTTCAGTAACTGCCACTGGAGAACTTGCTTTATATAGAGGCATGTTTGTGATGTTTGCAAGTGTCAGTAGGACCTCCATTGATTTTAATTTTTGGTCAATATAATAAACCAATACCGAATCGACTACGTTATAGTAAATGTACTTGACAAAGTTATCTCGATACAAATCCTGTAATGAACCTGTAAATTTAATCTTGTTAACTTTTAAGACCTGGCTTGAAACATAATCAAGTGAATTGGATTCCTTTACTTTAACTGATCTATCATATTTATCATATAATTGCATGTAATCTAGAATTCCAATGTGTAATGGGCGACTATCGTTTTTATCAACAGAACCTGTCATACTTACTTCACTAATATCAATTTGAAGTCTTTTACAACGATTCACAATATATTGCCAGTCATAGTTAATAAAATTCCATCCTGTCATCATTGGGAATTTAGGTAAGAATTTCATTAAGAATGTGTACACCATATCATATTCGGATTTGAACTTATGGTACTTAAATTCCCAGTCCATATCAAAATCTTTGAAGTATTCATTAGTGTCATCTTGTATCTTTTTGATACTTTCAGAATCCATGTCCTCAAGACCTAATACAATTGCTTTACGATCTGGTGTAATAATTGAGAATGAAAGGATTCTACTTTTAGCCTCCTCTGCTTTAGGGAATCCATCTACAATTTCAGTTTCAATATCGACAAAGTATGTCTTTGGCATATTATATGCTGTCAATTCTGCTTTATCTTTCTCTGAAAGAGAATCTAAAAAATAAAGAATTGAAAACTTATTGTATTGTCTACCATATCCTAATTTAACAGAACGGCCATCCCAATTTTTATAAGTTGGACTGGCCGCTTTATCTTTATCATCACAAACATACCAATTTTGGAATTTATCCACAGGATATTGTTTGAATGCTACTTCTCCCTTGTCATTATAATACGATATGATAATATCTTTTTCTCTTTGCTCGATATCTAATATCATTTAATAGTTGTTTTTCTGGCGGTTAACGTTAGCCTCAGCTTTTGCGAAGTAGTAGTTGTATGCTGTTTTTGCATCTAATCCAATTGACGCAGCATAATTAATTACAAAGTGGATTATATCTACCCATTCCATATACAATTCTTTTTTGTCACCTTCAGATAGGTCTGAAACTTTCATAGTTTCATATTTTGAAAAGTCTTTTTTCCAGTATTTCCATACTGCATTTCCACTGCCATCTTTAATACCGCCAAGTGCATCAGTCATTTCATGAATTTCATCAACAACTGCATGTGTATTTACATGCCAGAAGTTCATAACTTCTCTAATCGACATGTCTTCAAATTTAAAACCATAAGTTTGCTCTTGCATTTTCTTTTGGTTTTCCATGATGTCCGCTAGGTGGGTGGTTGATTGGTCATAAAAATCTTTTACTTCAAGATCTTTGCATTCGTTATCTATGTTTGCCATAATTTGTTATTTAGTAGTTTTATTAGAAAAGTGCGTTTTGTTTAAGGGTTGGAGCAACTTTATTTTCATTATCTTTGGATAGATCTGGGCAAAGTTCATCTGCCATCTTAGAAACCTTTTCATCAAAAGTTTCTTTCGTCCACATATATGATAATACAACATCAGACTGTAACTTTGCATACTCTTCCAATTGAATATCACTTAACATCTCAATGTTCTTCTGAGGTAACCCAAGAGCCTCTAGATCCTTTGGTGAAGATAACAATACTGACTTCTGAATTGCTGCATAAATCCATCTAATTCTGAACCATCCAGAACCTGCATGAGGATATTCAGGACATAAGATTCCCCAATACTTTCCACATGCTTCAAATACGTCAGTTTCTGTTGCTAATTGACTTGCCTCTTTAATACTCTTTGCTCCAAAATAATCTACTGGCCATTTTAATTTGTTTCTGCGAACCCATGGTCTATGGTCAACAAGAGAAGCCAACATATGTTTTTTCTCTTTGACTTGAGGTTCTACTTCCAATTTAATGTTCCAATTATCAAGCACGTATGGAGTTAAATCTATATTATAGATATTTTTTACTTTAATAATATCTCTAACCTTTTCTTTATCACCCCAATCAAATGCGGGAATAAGTGCATTTTCAAATTCACCTTCAGCTACTTTTCTAATAACCTCCCTTGCTTCTTCTGGATTAAATGCAGGATTATCTACACCTCCATAGAAATATCTACCATCACTCCATTTCTTCGAGATTGATTTATCAAATACTTCTTGCTCAAGCATTTTAGCCCATGATTTTATAGTGCCATCAATCTTCCAATCTTCATGAAATACAATAACATTCTTTATAGATTTAAGTGCATAAAGAGCGTTAAAGATTTCTCCTGAATAGTTGTTTGAACCAAATTGTCCAACACCAACGATGGCCAATCCATATTCTGAAAGGTCATCACCCCATTTTACAGTTCTACGATCTACATCATATCCCTGTTTTCTTAATGAGTTACAAATAATGGAACTATCATCAATTCTTTTTACTCTTGCTCTTTTATAAGCTTCGTCATCAACCTGCTTTGCAGTACAACCTGTGAAAAGTATCTTCATATTAAACTTGTTTTTCGTTAATGTAATTGTCTAAGCCTTGGATATATGCAACTGCATCCAATAAATTATCTTTCTTGTGGTTGTAAGATTCTCTAGAGAATTTAAGAGCAACAAGTGCTTTAAACATATGTTCTCCAGTAACTTCAATTCCTGTCATGCCTTGAAAAATCATGGCGGCTCTATCCATTCCTTCTGAGAATGGACCATAATTGCGATCAGCTTCTTCAGATCTGTGATTTACAATTTGATTTGCTTCTTCTAAAATATTGTTCATAAATTTGTGTTTAGTTATTATATTCTATTTATCGTTTTTGTTTATGCCAATTCTTTATAAACATTGATTAGTTCAACGATTCTAGATTGAAGCGCTCTTTGTGAACTTTCATCCTTTACCTTAACATCTAACCCATAAACTGAATTTGATAAGATTTTTAATTCGGTTAAAAGGTGTCCAACTGTTGTTTTGTCTAATACATTTTGAGATTGTTTTGCAAAATGAAAGTTAATCAATTCAGTTAAATTAGCTTTAATCGAATTCATTTTAACAACACACTCATCATAAGTTGCAATGATTTCTCTGTTTGCAGTCTTTTCAAACTCTTCCATTCCACCTACAAACTTTGTATCAATTTTAACAAATCGCAAACCTGAATGTGTTGGAATATCAATACGAGAATCATCAATACCTCTAGCTCTGCAAATGTCTTTAAATGTTTGAATGTTATTTGGTGTAAATTTACATTTAGTTTCAAATACATTTTTAGCATCAATAGAATATAGTGGAACAATATTTGAGTATTCACTTACTGGATATGAAATAAATTCAATGTCCATACTATGCAATGTTTTTACAGTTTCATAAATTGCAGTATGTGTTCTGAAGAATCTGGTAGCAAATACCTCATCTTCTAAAGTATCATATGTGAATTCTTCAGTATCATCGTCATATTCTCTGGTCTCACTGATCTTAGCAACTGTTTCTTGATATTCTTTAACTGAGATTGTTGTAATATTTTCAGTGTTATCATAACCAATCAACTTTCTTTCAGAAGTTTCATAGGTAATAGTTTCAGGTCTTTCGTTGATAGTCATTAATTCTCCAACCTTCTGACCTCTTAATGGATCTGTGATTGGATTTCCATTAACACATACATTTGTGGCTGAATAACTTCCAGGTGTTTTGAATGTGTATAAATTTGTTTTTGAATCGTAACCTACTTTAATTGAATTTTCCATGATGTTCTATTTCTAATTTGTTATATGTAAATATAATCAATTCTGGTGACATAAAAAAATCCTGGTAAAAAAGTTATTAACAATTTCACCAGGATTAAATTTTAACGGGATAGTTGTTCGTGATTTTCTTCTCGGCAGAATAACCCTTTTTTACGTCTTCGGCTTTGACTTTCGCGAGCGTCTACTAAAACTTCGACCCATCCTACTTATCACCTATTGAGGTGGTTTGACGTTTGTTTATTTTTTATCCTGGTTAAACTTCCATTTGCCTATCCGCCGAAGCTTTTAATGGATAATTGGCTATCATAGCTGTGTGTACTTTTTGCTGTACCTATCCTCCAGGTTCCGTTCCATTGCTAGTTTATAATTGCTTGTGTATTGTTTGCTGTAAGGAACCTAATTTCTTTTATTATATATCTAAACAATTGGAGCATATCTCTCGCTCGAGATTGTTTTATCCATTATTTGTTGTGGTGACTCAATATCACCTCCAAGTAAACTTGTCATAATAGCTGGTGAGAATCCTGAAACTAATGCAGTTCCTAATTTATCAAATGCCACTGGTACTCCTCCATTTCTGGACTGAATGTTCCAATAAACAATTTGAGGAACTTTGTAACCTGCATCTTCGTACATCTTCTCAATCATTTGTTGAGCAGTAGGATTCCAAGCTGATCTATCATTTCTCCATCCACCTCCCCCAGTTGCCGAATTAAATTCCATATCTGATAGGATTAGGATTTTATTTGGCATCTCGTCTTGAGACAATTTATGTTTAGTTGCTTGATCTAAAATTAACTTAAAGGTAGCCTCTAAGTTTGTTGACATTCCCCAATCAGCTCTGGCCATTTGATGATATCTGTCTTCTAAAGAACCATTAACTACTTGTAGTTGTGGGTTATTTGAGAATGTAATAAAAGCATCTTTAAAAGGACCTTCATTTCTTTCAGAAATATAAAGACCTAATGAGATTGCAACATCCATACAGGTTACGGTTTTACTTCCTCCGGCAGGAGTTGACATCGAACCTGAAACATCGACTACTGGTAGGATCATGTCGTTTGCGCCTTCTAAATAATTAGGAAGGGCTTTCCATTGCTCATTAGCAACCTTAGCATTTCCATGAGTCAATGATTTTGTAACATCATAAGGATAAACAGCACCTGCATTAATCTTAGCCTCTCCTTTTACTAGTGATTCGATGTATGCTGAATAACTAGCATATGCATTTTTACCAAACGCTTTCTGGTATCTTGCGCTTGCAACTGATGGTAATTTACCGAACTCGATAGAATCCCATTCTCTAGCACACATTTTAGTTTCAACTACATTAGTCAAATTAACTAAAGTTTTACGGTATTGTTTTGGTGACAATTTTAAGAATGCACGTAACTTTTCAGCTGCTTGACCCTTTCTTGGCATCCATTTTGCACATAGTTGTGATTCCTCTCTAAGAGCATTTGCAATAAGTGTTAATGCATCTTGCTCAAGATAAGTCCCTACAAGTACTAGTAAGTCATCCCATCTACCATATTCTGAGATTAAATGTAGGTTTGGCTTAAGAACTAAATCATGATTTTCAGCAAGATAGGCTAAGATGTCTTTGAAAACTTGACGTTCTCCAGCCCCACCTCTAATATCTCTTGCCCAGAATAAAAGTTTCATAGCACGTTTAGGATCCTCATTAAATGCTTTTGAAAAGGTTGCAATCAAACGCTGTTTGTCTTGGCCTCTCATTGCTCCAATGTTAAAGAATAAGTCAACGCATGCATTCAACGAAGTTGAATTAGTTGCCATTCCATTTTCTGTAACAGTATCTTCTTGTCTTAATGCGTCTATGAAGTTCATTACGTTAATTTTTAATGTTCTTTAATTATATTAATTCCTTTTGATTTGTTTCAGAAATTACCTGCTTTTGTAAATCTAACCTTAGCCAAAATAATCTCATCAGCTCTTCAAGGTCCTTGTCTGATGTGTTATCATCGAGTGCTGTTACAAATATAAAACTGTTAATCATCATTCTGGTGGTCTCTATTTGCTCATTTGTGGCGCATGAACTTATACTGTTATTAATTTTATTAATAACATCAATAGACCATTGACTCAGATCCTCTGGTTGAAATATAAAATTCATGTTTATAAATTAAATGTTAGGTATTATATTGATAGGAGTTGGAATGTTTCATAAAAAGAAAAGACCCTAATTTCTTAGGGTCTTCGGTCCATGAATACTATTCGTGGAGTGGCTAATTCGATGATACTCAAATTATATTGTTATTCCTTTCGTTAATGAATTGTTCGAAAGTTTTTAACATTTTTTCTCTCTTCTTTTTCTTTTTCTTATATTCTTCCTCTGCGTCACCTGCTCCAGATAAAACATCTCCAGAACCAGGTTGTGTTGATGTTGGAAGTAGTGTAGCTCCCATACCTCCAATATTAATATGTTTCATTTTTCTTATATTTTTTACCAAGCGTAATTTTTGTTTTCTATCTTTTTAACAGAATCATTAATGCTCTTAGCACGGGTTTTCATACTACCTTCATGATAATTTCCAGTATAACCAGCTGTCTTTTCTTTTTCATTATTCGAAGCATCTGTAACATATCTTGAATACTCGTCAAGGATTTGTCTCATTAGGTTAGAAGCATCATTTAATTTAACCTCTTTTCCCTTTGGATCTAATCCAATTAAAAGATCATCGTATTTTCCTTTAGTACCTGTTGCGATTGCATCTTTAATTTGATTGCCTAATTTTTCAATAGCATCTAACACTATAGCGTCCATTGGCATCGCAGCTGCTTTAGTAGCTAAAATATCATAATATCTTTTTTTGTTAATTTCTTTGAACTCCTTGTCATTCATAAATGCAGTAGCACCTTTTCTAGCAGCATTTCTTTCAACTCTTTGTGATTCTGTAGAATATCTTGCCTTAAGTATTGTTAAATCTAAACAGTATGCTCTGTCTGCTAATTCCGCTACCTGTTTCATTGATGAAATACCTGAACCATGCTGATTACTTGCTCCAGATTTTTGAAATCCTGCAGAATCATCTCTTTTTGTAGTTTTTAATGTTCTTATTGATTTCTTGTCTCCAGCATAAGATCTCTGCCATTCGGTTGCCATCCATTCGTTAGAACCATCTGTGATTGCTAATAATGTATTTGCTGGAATAGTTTTCTCTTCACGCCATGATGATGCGCCTGCAAATGGGTTTGGCTTTTCGTTTGTTGTAAAATACATGTAGATTGCGCTTGCTCTCTTTTCTTTCTTTGCCTCCGCTGGTGTTAATTCAATGATGTCAATATCTTGAATTTTATCTAGTGCAATTTTTGACATATTATAAAATGCAGCTGGAAGATCCTTGTCCATTTTATTAGCGCCTGTCAAAATGCTTGCAAGTTTTTGTGATGCAAATGCCTCATTTAACGATATATTAGATTCGCTTAATGAGCTAACAAACTCACTAAATGATTCGTAAATAAATTTTGTTTTCATATTGTTTGTGTTTTTCTTTTCTGATAAGTCTAAGTCCCATCCAAATTCCACGTATGGAATTGCTTCACTAGGATCTACGTCCCATTTGTCAGCCGCTTTAAGAACAAGCTCTCTTGTTATTTTACTGATAGGGTGTTTTCCAATTTCTTTGTCAAATCCACCAGGAACCCATATTTCAGGATTCTTTGCGGTTGCTTCATTCACTGAAATTTGCGAAAGAACTTTCTTACCAAATTTAGATAGTGAAACTCCATCCTCTGAAATTGTAAAATATCTAGTATTGTTTTTTGTCCAACTTTTAGATCTATTTGAAATATCTGAAACAAATTTTTCAAATGCCTCTTTTGTAATTCTACCGTCTTTGATAAATTCCAAGACTTTGTTTCTTACATTCGCATTTTTACCAACAGTAACCGCTGGATGATTTTCAGTATATTGTCTCTTTAATGTAAGTTTTTTACCTTCAGTAACTATTGATTCATTAACTAATGCTTCAAGTACTTCATCTCTAAAATTTAAACTTCTTCCTGCACCTACACCGATTCTGTTAGATCCATATAAAGAAACTTGAATCTGATAAATTTCGCCAGCTTCATCTTCAACTTGGAATTGTCTAAATGCATTTGCTTTTTGACCAAAATCTGTAATTGTATAAGTATGTTTATCTGTTTTAATAGTATCACCTATTGTAAGTTTTTTAGCAACTTTAGAATTAAGTTCACCCTCGTTTAATTCTCTAGAATCTTGTGAAGAGTGTTCAATAACTACTGATTCTTCAACGTTTAATAAGATCCATGTATAATAATGTATGCTACCTTCTCGAGCAATCTCATCGAACTTAGTTTTAAAACCAAATCCTTTAATTAAATCATTTAAGTATTTTTTAACTGAAGAATCACCAGCATGTACCAAAACCGTAATAGAATTACCATCAATATATGGTGTTTGTGCAATAGATCCCCAATCTGCCTTATCAGCATCATGTAGTTTTTGTGGAAGATCTGCTAATAAAACTTTACCTTCAGTAACTACTGATTCTAACATTTTTTTCATGTTCTTTGCAATAGTATCTACTGTATCGTTTTTCTTACCATATACTGGGTTACTTGGTACTGCCATATTCATAACATTTCCGTTTTGGTAGATATTATATGAACCTCCATCAAATTCTTCTCCATCAACATCTAGGTCAAATGAATCCTCTTCTAATGTTCGTTTATTAACTGTAACTTTAGTTCCATCTGCTTTAGACATTGCATCTGCAAATTTCTGTGCTATAACCATGGTTTCTTCTTTTGAAAGTCCTGCTGGTTTTGCATGTGGATTAGAACTTCCATACGCTTCATCCATATTTTCTTTAGCCGCATCATATATTGATTGCAACCAATCTTCAAATTGACCAGGTTCTCCTGCTTTAGATAAATCATGATGAGCCTTTGTAAATTCCTTTACGAAAGATTTAAAATCCTTTGAATCTTGTGCCATTTGGTCAATATCTGCCATGGCTGCTTCATCTAAATTTTCTTTAATTGCTAATTGAACATCCTTGTCCTTACCAGCAACTGCAGCATCAAGCTCTTTTATCAAGTCATTTTTCTTTGTGGTTAATCCTTTTAATTCTGCAAGGATATTTGTTTTTTCATCTCCTTCTGCTGCTGCAAATTCTTTTGCCATTGCTGACATTTTATTTACAACATCAGTAAACTCAGCTTGAATTTTGTTGATCGATCTCTCGTTTAACATATTCATAGTTTCATTTAGATATTTGTCAAATGCGTTCATTTATATTGATTTTATTTTATATTATAAGATTATATATTTAGATTTATTTATGAATTGTTCAAATGTCATAATTTCTTCCTGAATTTCAACAGATTCTGGAACAACTCCAACTGCATCTTCTAATTTTGACTTTAATTCTTTGTACATTCCATGAATCGCTTTAGGTGTCATTGACTGAAAATCCTTTTCATTTCCATCTATCATTGCGTTTCTAACCTTTGTTGCTGAGATATTATCATCAGTTCTTGGAATTTCAAAAAGTCCAAAATCTGCTCTAGCGTTTAATTGGTCTCTGTAGGAATCGTTATTAACCATATAGCCATAACCTTTCATTCTATCAGTTCCAGTTCCCCATAATACTGGTTCGTATTTAGGTCTCATTTCATTATATAATGTATCAATCGCAGCGTTTGGAACAATATAGATTTCCTTTAAGAAAGGATATTGTTTTTTAACCTGATTGAACATATCAACCTGTGTTTTTTCGTCATAGGGTTTACTAAACTCTTCTCCCTTTTTAACCTTTGACTTAACTAAGAATACAACCACTGGAAATCCATTCTCCTTGTGAATTGTTTCTAATACCTTAGCATGTCCAAGCGTGAATGGTTGAAATCTTCCAACAAACATATTTACTGGAGTTTTACCCTGTTCCATGTGTTTTACTGTAAGGGCTTCATTTAAATTTACTGAAGATTTAATCTTATTATGCAACATAAAATTTGTGTAATCATATACTGCATTTTCATCTGTATTTTCTACAAATATCTTTTCGTTAATCACATCGATGATTTCATTCATTCTTGTCATTGTGTCCTTGTCAATTAAATCTGACTCTTTAGTTCTTTTCTTTCTAAATGAACTTAAAATCATTTTAAATAATTCAGCAAGAATATCATTATTAACAAACTTTAATGTTTTTTCGTTTTTGATGTATTTTGTATTTAATCTAAAAGATTGTGCCTCTGAAAATTCAGCACTTTCAAAATTAACACCAATGTATTTTGAAGAGTTTTTATCAACATATCCATTAAATAGGACTGACATTATTTCCAAGTATCTGTTGTTTGCGTTTTCCTCATCAAGATTAATGTCGTTTAAATCCTGTTGTGTAACGTATTCTAAGAAATCAGTTACTGCAATTTGATATGTGTGACTTGAAGCTCTTAAATCTCTTTTATCTGCACCTGCTCTTGAAAAATCCTCAAGTTTAAAAGATTTCATTGTTTTTCCTTCAATGAAGTTTACTATTAAACCATCAATTTCACTTTCAAGATCTGCATTTAATGTAGTTGAATAAATGTTTGGATTAAACATCTTAAATATTTTAGAAGTAAAACTTGTTTTGTCTTCTGTTTCAATTAAGTAATCAAATGAATCTGAAAATTCTCTGTCACTCATTGTCAATAATGATAAAAGTTCTTCTCCCTGTTGTTGTGAAAGATAACCATCAAAAACAACGCTCGGAGATTGAACATCCATTATCTTTGCCCATTTATTTAATATCATTGGGTCATTGATAGTTTTTCTAACCTTTCCACCTTCACTAAGTTGTTGAATATGTGTAAGTATTAAACTATTTGTTGGTGTTGTGGCATAATCTATATTTGATGCTTTAGTTTCTGGCAAGTACTCAAACCCAAATTTCCAATCTAACGGAAACTGAGATTTAACATCACTTGGTAAACTTTGAAAATGGTTAATTGCCATTTCATAAAGAGATATAATAGTTCTATCAACCAAATTTAATTTGTCTGATGTTGAAGATTTATAAAACTCAAAACCATCTGTATTTCTCCTAAAAAGAAAAGAAGGTGCAGCAATCTTTTCAGTCACTAACACTCTGTTTTTTAACATTTCAATAAAGTTTTCTCTATTGGTTTCGTTAAAATGCTCTCTTAATTTTTGTAATGCCATATTTTTATTACTGTAATTAGTTAATGTAGTATTTATCTACCATACTTTATGATACCCATCAATTGATTGATAGCAGCGAAAGTTCCTGTTAGTTTCATTGTTTTTCCTTTGTATACAAACACAATACCCTCGGTTGGAATAATAGAATCGATTCCTCCAATTCTATCGAGTCTTTCAAGCTCTCCGATTACTTTGTCAATTTGAGCAACATCACCACCTGTTTTGATTTTGTCAGCTTCAGTTCTAATCTGAGTATGAAGTCTCTGCATTTCAGCAGCAGGGTTTGCAGCAACAAAGTTACTTGCATTCTTTAAGATAATACTACCTAATTCCAAGAATAAATCTTCAAATGGTCTAATATTTTCTTTGTATTTCTTTTTAACGTCTTCCTTGTCAAATTTCTTGATTAATTCAGATTGATCTTTTCCAAGTTCTTTATCTAAACTTCTCATATTAAGAGTTTTCTTGTCATCGTATGCCCATCTTAACAATAAACCTTCTTTAAAGTCTTGTGTTAAATCTGGGAAATTGTTGTCAATCAATTCTCTCCACCACATTTCATGGTATTTTGAAACCTCATCAGCATCTGTTAAATTATATCTGGTTCTAAGATCTTCAACCTTTTTAATGAACTTTGCTTTGTTAGTGTCAAAATCAAGGTCTTTACCAATCTTAATAATCTGTGGAGGAATTATAGTAAATACCTTCCCTACGTGTGCCTTGACATCCTCTAGGGCCTTAGCTATAGTTTTAGCGTATTTATTATCATCTCCAATAATATTACCCTCACCGTCAGTTATTTTAATTCCATGAAACTGTATAATGTCTCTATCATAATAAATAACATTAGGATTTTTAGAGTAGATAAGTTCCATATTCATGAAGTTCTTACCATTATCGAATGCCTCTAAATCTTTGGCTGGTAATTTAATAAGAGCATTTGCTAAATCTTCTGCAGCAAACTGAAACGTCTCTTCAACCATTTTACTTGGATGGCCTGCAAATTTTTGTTTAAATGTTTTAAGATCCATTGGATTCTTAAGTTCAGTTTTGTTTCTTGCGAATTTAACCTGACCATCTTGAACCGTAGCAAATACATTTTGTCCATCTGTTTTTTCAGTAGGATCTTCTTCGAATGTCAAATCCCCTGAAAGACCTGCTTCAATTATTTTCTTAAAGTCGCCAAATGTAAGGTCTCTCTCATCAAATGGATGTGACATATGTCCTGCAGCTCCACCTTCAAGTAGAAGTTGTTCGTTTAATCTTACTTCGTATTTTTCAGTTAGAAACTGATTAAAATTAAGGATTTTTGTTTTCATATTGTAAATATAATAAAAAAATATGACCCAGAAAAATCCAGGTCATATTAATTTTAATTTTTTATTAAGATTCCTGTGCGATCATGGCCTGAATAATATCAGATGAGATCCATCCTGCTGCTTTAAAAAAATCATGAGCTAAATTCATTACCTTCTTTTCTCCAGCGGAAGTTACTTCGTTTTCTGAACCATTTTCGTTGTTATCATTCCAGTCTTCAACTTCATCTTCTACTGCTCTTGCAACTTTAGATGCTGAAGTTATTTTTGTAGATTTTTCATGGTAATCTTCCCAGTATTTAACGTCAATTGCTTCATTAGTAAATGATTCTCCTAAAGAACCTGTTAACATTCCGACTGCAGCAC